GTGAACGACTGGCTTGGACAGCCTCATGCAGATGAGGGTAGTCTTCCAGAAGTGCACGTACATGCTGATTGGAGACACGATCGGAAGCTTCACTCAAATCGAGTGTAGCCATGCTCTGATTGAAAGAGCCTTCTTTGGCCATACGCTGGTTTGGCGTTTGGTCATCGAAGCCGATGACATCGGAGAGGCAGTCATTCCTCCCCAAGCTGTCAAGGATCTCGAGATAAATAGCCTGCTGCATGTATTGCATTGCAGTCGGCTCAATCGCGATGATCCTCGGCGTCTTCATCGTCTTAGGAACGGAAACAACCCTCACGGGTGTTTCCGCGCCAGGTTCGAGGAAGTCCACCTCGTCTAACTGGTCATAGTATCGCCAGTTAGGTAGAAGGTACTCCCCAGCAGGGAATACCTTCTCGAGCCTAGAAGTCCAGGTACGTTGGTTAAACTTCTGGTTTCCCAGAAGCCTATCCGCCGTAACACCTGGACCATGCTTTGGCACCAATTCAAAGTCATGGATCTTACGATCCACTTCTTGGAATACGGATGCAAAAAGCATAGCAGACATTTGGCGAAATCTCTCCAAATCAATGGGAGATCTAAGCCTGTCTGCCTCTCGGACTTCCTGCTCACACTCGACGAATTCACGCATTGCTTTCCTTCGCCTCCTATCGCTAGGAAGCTGGGAAACCTTACCGAACATCAACGTAAGTTGACGCAAGGCAAGGATTGCATCAATGCATGGTTCATCGAGCAACACACCACTACTCCGGTCGAACACACGATCGAGGAAACCTCCGAGAAATCGGGGGAGCCCTCCACTGAACGCAAAACCAGCGAACAGTGATGGATCGACCCGACCAAGGTCAAGGGATTTTTGGACCCCCTTACCAAAATCGGGTAGGGTTATCATTAGAAACGATAACCCCTCGTGTTGGACACGAACATGGACGGTTTTTACGTCCATGGTGGCGCTAGTGCAACATCCACTGGCCATTTCATTGGCCAGCTTTTCCCAGAGCAACAGTAGGCTTTTCAAAGCCCCTCCTTAAATAGAGGTGGTCTTTCCTAGCCTACAGCTGACTCAGAACATTGTAATCAATGAGCCACGAACAGTGACTTATCGAAAACAATGCCGATCAGGGTGAGAAGGATGAGCAACCAACTACCCACGAGGATGAAAATCCACGCGACTAGAAAGAAGTCCATCCACTCAACCTTCTGCTTAAAGCCATTTCTGGCTTTTGCAGATTCCGCACGCCTCCGAGCAAGCTCAGAGGAGTACGGTCCGAGATCGTCCGATCTGCCCAATCCAAGTGGAGTTTCCTCCATTGGGGATTGAGGAGAATCGGACCCCCTCCGCTTCAGCTCTCACCGCCAAGAAGCTTGGTGATGAGAGCATCGGAGGAGGCCGAAAACGCGGTTTTGAATCCCGCGTAGACGGCAAGCGCCTCTGCATTCGAGTATCCCGCCACCGGCACGTCGAAAACGATGTAGTTTGACATCGAGACCTTCGCGTTGGTAGCAGGGATGAATGGATCAGCGGTGATCTTGGAATGATCGAGCCGCAAGACTCGGCGAGTCCTCCGCCCGTAGGCGTTGGACGCGCTGAGCTTGATCAGCCCATCAGCTGACGTGTACTCACTATTGCCGGCCCCCGTAGAAACGCGGGGCAGCGGAGTAGTGACTGCACTGATGGTGATGGACTGCGGATCTGAGAAAGCCATAGACGGCTCCTTATGTCAGCCACCTTGGTAGATGGCGGTGTTTACGACAGTGTAACTACTGTCCTCAACTCCGGCTCAAACCGAGAGCTGCGGTTATGAGTAACTGGATCGGTGACAAGCCGTCCCATGTTAACCCAAAACCAAAGGGGTTTGCCCCCTGCCTTTGCTTCGTCTCTGTGGCGAAACTAAGCGGAGGAACAGCAGGGACGAGTCTAAACGACCCGTCTTGCTGATCGTATAGGTGTGGCGCACAATACTGTGCTCCATTAT